CGCGCGCGATGGTCGACCAGCAGGTGGCGGCTGAGCTCTTGAACGTTGTAGCAAAATTGCCGAAACCGTTGAACGGTAAGGATGCCGATCCGGCGATGGTGGAAGCTCTAGTTGAGCGGACGATGGCGAAAGCTGTGGCTGCGCTCCCACCGGTGAAGAACGGACAGGACGCTGATCCTAAACTCATAGCACAGTTGGTGCGCGAGGAGGTTGCCAGGTTGCCGAAGCCGGCCGTCGATCCGGAGCTCGTACATCTAGCCGTCGCTGAGACTCTTCCAGCGATGGTAGAGAAAGTGCGAACGATGTTATCTGAGCAAATGCAGTCTACCATCTCTGCGCTGCCTAAGCCGAAGGATGGCAAAAGCATCGACATCGATCAGGTCCGTGCGCTCGTGAACGCTGCCGTAGCCGAGATCCCGAAGCCCCAGGATGGAAAGAGCGTGCACCCCGATACCGTCGCGTTGATGGTCCGCGACGTGCTTGATAAGGCGGTTTCCGCGTTGCCTAAACCGAAGGACGGCGATCCGGGGCGCGATGCTACGGAGCTGTCAGTCTTGCCCGGAATCGATGAGACACGCAACTACCCTGTTGGCACCTACGCGAAGCACAACGGTGGAGAGATCCGCGCAACGCGCCGCACCGACCCGGTGAAGAACGGCGATCTGCAAGCGGCCGGTTGGTCCGTCGCGCGGGATGGGATCGCGGCCGTCGAGGTGAAACAAGGAGCTGACCCTCGAGTATTTGCAATCACGCCCGTGTTGACTAGCGGATCGAGAATGACCGCGGAGTTTCGCATCCCGATCATAATCTACCGCGAGGTCTGGCGCGAGGGAGAATATGACCAAGGCGACGTGGTGACGTGGGGCGGATCGTCGTGGCATTGCCAGCGTAAGACGACCGAGAAACCGTCATTCACTTGCTCGGATTGGAAACTGATGGTCAAAGAGGGGCGTCCGGGTAAGGACGCCGAATCGGTGTCAACGGTTCGGAAAGGACAGGTGCATCTCAAATGAACTTCGTCCTCGAGAGGATTACGAACCCAGAGATCGAGCCCGTGACGTTAGCCGAAATCATTCAACACGTCAACGAGTTTTCGAGCGTGTCGGCTGCGACGCAGACGGAGCTCACTAATCTGATCGTCGCCGGACGCGAGTGGGCAGAAGGCTTTACCGGCCGCGCGCTGATCGACCAAACCTGGCGGCTTACGCTCACCAACCTCGCCAACGATCCGATTCCGTCGCGCTACGGTTACTACGCTTGGTCTGCCGATTGGTGGCGCGGCAATGAGATTTCGTTGCGCAAGTCGCCGGCGATCGTCGTCGTGACCGCGGCGTCTGTCGATCCGATCGGGACGGAGACCGAGATCGACCCGGCGACCTATGAGATCAGGGAGCTTAAGTCTAAGTGGCCGAGGCTCGTTTCGATCGGCGCTGCGTGGCCGACGACCGACCTCGTCATCACGTTCCGCGCCGGGTTTGCCGACCGTCTCGGGAGCCCGATCCAGGGCGCTGAGATGGTTCCGGAGCGGTTCAAGCACGCGATCAAACTTTGGGTCGAAGCGCACTACGACAGGGACAAGGACATGATGAGCAAACTCATCAGCGTGGCGGAAGCCGTCCTGAGGCCTGAGCGGGCGGAGCTATCGATCGCATGAGGATCCTCAAGCTGAACGACGGCGACCGGTTCAGCACCGTTCTGCGGTCGTGGGCTGGCGAGTCGGTCGTGATCATGGGCGGCGGCCCGAGCCTGACGCTCGATCAAGTCGAAAGAGTCTACGAGGCGCGGTTCGTGAATCGGTGTCGCGCGATCGCGGTCAACGACGCTTACTTGGTCGCGCCGTGGGCCGACGTCCTGTACGCCGCCGATTACCGTTGGTGGGGCTGGCACGCGGTTGGTTTGGCGAAGCCGGCGATCGGTCTGAAAGCCGAGCAGGTGCGCGACCGCTTCGAGGCGTTCGCCGGCGAGCGATGCACGATCCAGCACGGCGACTCGGTTCTCTTAGACGATCGCGTCCACGTCGTCAGAAACAAGACGTTCCCGCACCACGGCGTCGGGCTGTCGTTCGAGCAGGACAGGTTGGTGACTGGCCGCAACAGCGTGTTCCAAGCGCTGAACCTTTCGATTCTCACCGGCGCGGCGCGCGTCATTATGCTCGGCGTCGACGGTAAGCTCGCCGACGATGGGCGGTCTCATTTTCACGGTGGGCACCCGTCGCCGACGCCGTGGAGCATGTTTTTCGAGGAGATGAGGAAGGCTTTTTCTGCTGCCGAGTCGTCGATTAAGTCAACAGGAGTCTTGGTGCTGAACTGCAGCCCAGGGTCGGCGATCGACGCTTTCACTAAATCAAATTTGGAGGCAGCGCTTTGAAGATCAGGCCAACTAGGATTCGCGGCGGGTCTGGTCTAGGCGATGCGATGTACATCAGGCCGATCGCTGAGCACTTCGTGCGTGACGGCAGGGTCGTGGTCGTCTGCTCAAATTTCTCCGGCGTATTCGTCGGTTCCGGCGTGTCGGCGGTCGTTCCGTTCGATCGGTTCAACATCGACGTGCTCGCGCACTACACGGCCGGGAAAGCAGACCTGTCGACTAACCAGTGGCGTGATGTTTGCAACAGCGCCGGCGTCTGGGTTCCACTCAGGTTCGGCTGGAAGGTCATCAATAAGCAGTTAATCGAGTCGATCCGGACGGACGCCGCCGGTCGACGCGTGATTCTAGTGCACGGTGGTCGCGTGCCGATGGGAAGATCTGATGGGTTCGGTATCGAGCTCCTTCCTGAACGCGCGGCGTTCGAGCAAGTTATGGACGAGCTACGAGATTGCTTCACGGTGCGGATCGGCAAAGGTCCTAGCCTCTACGATTTTTCGGTCGACGTCGATCTGAACGGAGCTACCTCCGTGACTGACCTCCTCGACCTCGGAGCGTCGTGCGATGCTGTTGTCGGCCAGTGTTCGTTTGCGATCCCACTAGCTGAAGTGTTCGACAAACCGTTACTTTGCGTATGGGCATCGCGTGGCATGGAGAGCAACGTTCATCCGTACATCCGTTGGATCACGCCGCAGAAGGTTCTGAGTAAACCATCGTCGCGCTTCGTCGTCGATGATTGGGGTCGAGAAAAAATCGCTGTGAGAGTGAGAGCGTGGTTCGAGACTATTGCCGGCTCGGATGAGAGGAAGGCGTGCGCTTCGTAACTTTCGAAAACGTCGTTGATCGGCTTCGCGGCGCGAGGGTGGCGTTGGTCGGGAGCGCTCCGTCTGTGCTCGACAACGCGCCGGGGTTCGTCGATTCTCACGACGTCGTCGTGCGCGTTAACAACTACAAAACCGGGACCGCCCCTGGGTTCCGCTGCGATGTCTTTTACTCGTTCTTCGGAGGCTCGATCAAGAAGAACCGCGACGATCTCGTGAACGATGGCGTGCGCTTATGCATGTGCAAATGCCCGAACGCTAAGCCAATCCAGTCTGACTGGCACGAGCGAAACGGTAAGCAGATCGGCATCGACTTCGGTTACATCTACGAGATGAGGAAAGACTGGTGGTTCTGCGACACGTACGTCCCGACCGTCGAGCGGTTCGTAAAGTCGTTCCAGCTTCTCGACAGGCACATCCCGAGCACGGGGTTTGCGGCGATCCTCGAGGTCTTAGCATGCGACCCACTCTCTCTGTACCTGACCGGGTTCGACTTTTTCTCGTCAGGGGTCCACAACGTTGATGAGAAGTGGCGTCCCGGCGATCAGGAGGACCCGATTGGGCATCGCCCGCACCTCGAGTCTTTGTGGCTCGCGGCTAACTCGGGTCGCTACTTGGTGAGGTTTGATCCGAAACTCTCCGAGCTGATGAACGAGCCACGACGCCGGGCTGCATTCATGGGTGGCGGATGAGTTACGTCAAACAACCGGCCGGACTCGCAGGGGCACCTCAAGTCGACTTAGGCGATGGCCATTGGATGCGCTTCTTAGTCTGGAACCCGGATATGGCTTTGAATCCGCAATACGCGCACCTCGCGCATCTGATCCGCGAGCACCCGGTCGTCGGCGCGATCGTTGGGCACAACTGCAGCGGCGCTGAGACTGGTAAGCACGAGGGCGTAATTTATTTTCATATGGAATTGACCGACGCCGCCCCAGGGTTCAAAGCAGACACTAAATGGAGCGTCAAGTCTTGGGAGCCGCTGACGATTTCACCGAGCTTACTGTCTTACTGCCAGTGCAAAGACCACGGGTTTATCGAGAACGGGAAGTGGAGGCGAGCGTGATGCTCTTTTCATACCGCGGCGTTCTATACCCAGAGTATCTAAAGCATGGGAACGGGATGCAGCACATTGCAGCGACCGCGGCTCACTTCTGCAAGGGGAGAGGCCTCGACGTCGGTGCCGGGCGCTGGCCGCTGCCGGGCGCTCAACCGGTCGACAACGGCTGGAACGCAGCCGGATTCCTTCCTGGCGATGACTGGGACTACATCTTCTCGTCGCACTGCCTCGAGCACCTGACGAATCCGGTGTCGGTGCTCGAGCACTGGCTGACGAAGCTCCGACCGGGCGGGACGCTGTTCCTCTACCTGCCGCATCCGAGCATGGTGTACTGGCGGCCGCAGAACTGCCGGAAGCATCTTCACTCGTGGCACCCGGCGCAGATGGCCGAGATCGTCAGGGATCTCGGTTATGTCGACGTGATCCACAGCGAGCGCGATCTCATGTGGAGCTTCGCCGTGGTCGGGTTTAAGAGCGAGGGTACGTGAGCGCGATGCGCGACAGGATCGTGGCTTTGCATGGGGAGGGGGCGTTAAAGCGCAGCGCGATCAACATCCGCGGGGGCGCCGGCGTGTTCAAGCGCGTC